ATTACTAGAGATGAAGTTAAGTTCTTTAGATTTATTGATCGTATCCGAATGAAATTTGCTGACTTGTTTATGCAATCATTAAAAACTCAGTTAGTTCTTCGGGGAATTATGAAATTAGAGGACTGGGATAAGATTTATCAAGATATTACCTTTACATTCAAAACAGAATCATATTTCCATGAGTTAAAAGAAGCAGAGATTCTCAAAGAAAGAATTGATGCACTTCAGACCGTAGATGAATATGTGGGTAAATACTACTCAGTGGAGTATGTTCGTAAAAATATTCTTAAGCAGTCAGAGCAAGAAATAAAAGAAATGGACTCTCAAATCAATAAAGAAAATGATAATGGAGACATTGCACCAGAGGGTGGTGCGATGCCGCCTGGTGGTCCAGAATCAGGAGAAGAACCAAATGAAAGAGAATAAATTAATTGATATGATTCGTTCGGCGTTCGATCAAAATGAAGATGAATTTTACTCATCTTTCGATTCAGAAATGAAAGATAGACTCGCTGGTAAGTTTGCTGAAAAGCATGTTGAAATTGCAAAAGATGTTCTAACTCCTGAAGATAATGATGGCTCTGAACATCAATCAAATGATACATAATATAAAAGGGGAAGTCATGTATACACAGAAAATCATTGAAAATATTTTGTCTAATGACTTAAAAGCAGCAAGAGATGTTACACATACTATCTTAAACGCTAAATTGACTGAAAAGTTGGAAGATGCGTATGATGAAATTGCTCCAACTGTTTTTGGAGAGGCAAAAAAAGCACCCGTTACAGATAAAGATGACGATGGTGATGGTATGGACCCCGTTGGTCAAGAGGATGATGATGTTGATAATGATGGTGACTCTGACAGTAGCGATAAGTATTTAAAAAATAGACGTAAAGTTGTCTCTAAAGCAATAAAGCAAGACGAACAGGTGGGAAGAGCATCTGCTGGTCGTCAAAGAGGCGGTGAAATGAGTTTTGGTGTTCGTAAAACTGAATTCCAAACTGCTGACCCCGAACAAAAATCAAGAATCAAGCAACGACATTATGCTAAAAAAGAGCGTGAAACTAGAGATGCTGAGGCAGAGCGTAAGCGTAATCAAAGAGAACGTGAGCGTCAGCAGCGTGAAAGAGGAGTCAATCCTCAATGAAACTCATCACAGAAATGAATGAAGATATCAAGATCACAGAGGAGTTAAATGAGGCTACCTCTGAGAAGAGTTATTTCATCGAAGGTATCTTCATGCAGGCAGAACAAAAGAACAGAAATGGTAGAGTATATCCCAAAGAAGTTCTAATGAATGAAGTTGATCGCTACAACAAAGAGTATGTTGCAAAGAATCGTGCTTTAGGTGAATTGAATCACCCACAAGGTCCGACCGTAAACCTTGATCGTGTTTCTCACATGATCAAAGAACTCCGTCAACAAGGAGACGATGTTTATGGTAAAGCAAAAATTATGGATACACCGATGGGAGACATCGCTAAAAATCTTATAAAAGAAGGTGCTAAGTTAGGTGTTTCCTCCCGTGGTATGGGATCTCTTAAACAAAATAAAAGTGGTGTAAACGAAGTTCAAAAAGACTTTATGCTTGCTGCTGTTGACATCGTTGCAGATCCATCTGCTCCTAATGCATTCGTAAACGGTATCATGGAAGGTGCTGAATGGGTTTGGGACGGTGGTGTTCTCCGAGAAAAACAAATTTCTGAGTATCACAAAGAAATTAGCAAAGCAAATAAAGCAGAACTTGAAGAAAAATGTTTATCTGTATTCACAGACTTTATCTCAAAACTGTAAGAACTATAAATAATGAGAGTTTAATAGCCAAAAGGAGTTACTAAAATGGAAGAGTTGGATCCAATCGAAACCGCAAGACGTATTCTTGCTGGAGACTTCTTGAAACAAGAAGAAGCCGTTACCGAAGACCTCGATGAAATTACAATTGAGGACGAAACCGATCTCGATCTCGAAGAGAAGGTTCATGGTAAAAAAATGAAAGAGGAAGAAGACGAAGACGATGATGATGACAAAGAGGAGACAGACGAAGATATGTCGTATGATGCTCCCAAGTCTCGTCGTCAACTGAAGGCTAACTATGGTAAGATGAATGCTTCCTATGGTAAGATGAATGCTGCAAAGCATATGATGAAGAAAGAGTCTGAAACCGTCGTTGACGATGAGAAGGATTCTCAGGACACAGAAGGTAAAAAACCAATGGTGAACAAGCCTGTTGGTAATGCATCTGGTTCTAATCAAGCAACCATCAAACCTAAACCTTCCAAGGCTTCACCAAAAATTGAAACACCATCAATGAAAGAGCATATGGAAGTTCTTTTTGATGGTGAAGAACTCAGCGAAGATTTCAGAAACAAGGCTATTACAATCTTCGAAACTGCAATCAATGAAAGAATTAGTGCAATCGAATCCGATCTGCACGAGCAATATGAAATTGTTGTTGCGGAGCATACTGAGGAAGTAACCAAAGAATTGTCTGAAAGACTCGATGACTATCTTTCGTATGTCGTTGAACAGTGGATGCAAGAAAATGAACTTGCTGTTGAAACTGGAATTCGAGCAG